TCAAAAAGAGTATGTTCTAATTTAACTATTGTTGTGTAATCGTTGTATTTGTATTTCATTTATTTAGATTCAGGCACATTAACTACCTTAGTAAGCGCAATAATATCATCAATTAATTTACTAATGACATCAATATCAATATCATAATTAATTGATTTAGCAGAAGCTTTTATCATACTTAAAACCCAAACCTTTCTTTCTGCTCCAGTTTCATATAATGTTTCTGCTTCAGCCATTAAATCATTAAGAAGTTTAAGTAGATTAATCCAATTTTTTTCCTTTGTTGCAACTTGGACGTACTGAACTAATTTAATAACGAGAGGTATGCACGTTGCAATTCCAGTAAGAATAGAAATAATAATTTCCAATATAGTCATTTAATTTGATATTCCTTTCATTTATTATAATTATAAAATTTAACAATCTCGTTCTATAAAATCATTTGCTTTAGCAGATTCAAATGTTATACCGCCTTCGCGATGATCACTTTTACTCATATTTAAGTAAAAAGAACATACAACGCCATGTGCGCTCCAAGGAAGACCCACCATCGCACTGATCCAAGGTAGCCCAGCAGTATAATCCTTAAAAATGCAGAGAACAGCCAGTCCAATGCCTCCTATTGTTACAATCCAAAGCAATGCACGTATATCTTTTATTAACTTCTTAGAAAACTCTAACTTTTTCTTTTCGCAAGATTCACACATTATGCTTTCCCTAAAAACTTTGCAAAATTATGTAATAGCACAGCCATCATTTCTCTTGTCATGGGAGTTTCCCATTGGTAATTACCAGTACCATCACCTTTAAATATTCCATTTTGAATTGCCCACTGTCTGCTTACTTCACTCCAAGTTGAACTGTCATTGTCTTGAAGCGGTTTTAATAGCTTTGCCCAGAGCTGAGATATTTGGTCTTCTGTTAGTTTGTCTATGTTCAAGTCTTCATCATCACTTTCTGGTATATTTATTAACTTTACTTTAAATTCACTCCACATCTGATTTCCAGACTTATTATAATATGTATTAGTGTCATCCCCCATGAATGGTCTGGGACACCATTTTGCCGATATATCAAAATGCCTAACAACATGATTAATATCAATATTATATTTCTTCATTAGATATATTGTAAGTTCAACTAGATTTTTCATTGTTGCTTCTTCAAAATACCAATCTTTTTTACTAGCATCTTTAGCAGTAGATTTATCTATTTTATTTGGCCTTACCTCGATACCAATACTATTACTATTGGTGCAGATACCTTTAAGCGTACCTACTCCACCTCCGCCACAATGCCAACTAATGTCCTCGTCTTCAACAATTTGAATAATACCTTTTTCATCAACAGCGTAATGTGCAGACTGTCCAGCATAAGTATCATACCAATAATCTGAAATGTTTTCCGCCGTAGTTAAACCACCAAAATAATGTATTACGATATATTTAATGCGTTTTATATCATTTTTATCTGTAAAGTTGACAAGTGAAATCTTCTTTTTAATGTTAATATTCACTCTGACTCAACACCTTCTGTTTCATTGTCATCTTCAAAACCCATTTCATCTGGGTCTACTGATAATCTAATTTTCTTTAGTTCATCAGGTGTAAGATGATTAATTTTTGTACCTACTTTTATTTGGTTCATGTTAGTTAATCAAACCTTCATTCTATTGGATTATTTATGTTTTGCCGTAAAAAAATGGAGAGTAAGACATATTTTTTTGTGTATGTCTTACTATTGCAAGCCACATTTATTCTTTTGTCTTTACTCTCCTATAATTAGATTTATTAAAATTATATTATGCTGATTTTTGTTTTGATAAGATTTCGGCTATTTTGTTGTCTATTAGGGTTTTGTAGGATTCGTCGCGTTCTGTCCAGTGTGGAATTTCAAGATATTCATATTTGTTTACCCAAGCTATGTATTTTTTATAGCGGTCATAGAGCTTGCGTTTATGTAGTTGTTGTTCTGGCGTTAGATATTTGTTACCCCATCCACCAGTATAATCAGACAAAAAATAATGTTGAGTTCCCATTACTTCAATAATTAAGTGATGTTTGTCATTTATTATGACTTCATTATCAAAAGGTAATGTGTTATTTTTACTGTTGTCTTTAGGATTCTTTGGAACTAATGTGCAGTGGTGTTCATGAAGAAGGGTATAATTATAGTTATCTAAAATATAGTTGCTTACTTTTTCCTGCAAGAAAGATATATTTCTTTCATAACTACATTCCGGACATCTGAATTCATATTTAGTTGAATTGGCTATTTCTCTATAATAATCCTTATGTTTCCCAGCTTCGCACTTCCAGTAAACCTGTTCCTTGCTCTTAAATGTAAATTCAAACGGAGTATGTAAGTTTTTTTCGCTCCAAAGCTCACTAACCTCTGGGTATTTTGCACCCAAGCTATCAAAAGGATGTACAGTAAACCCCCTGCTATTGCAGTAGTTACATCTTACCCCTCTCACAAAATTACATAATGGTATTTTATAAACATGGTATGATTTTTCTTGGCATTGAATCCAATATGACTTTTTCTCACCATATCGCACAAACCATGGATCAATATTCCCATTCTTTTCAGACCAATATTTCGTTAAAAAATCATCGCCTAAATTGTCTATTCCCCATTGTGCGATTGAACCGCACATATTACATTTATCTAAAGGGGTATTTCTAGTTGTAATTTTGCTTATTTGTTTAAGCTCAGATGGATGAATATTTCTTGGACATTTGAAATAATACTTTTTATTAGTTGCATATTTAATGTCCCAAGGCGTACACTTATTTTTATTATAATCCCATCTGACTAACAAATCATTCCTATTATGATCAATGCACCACTGATAGAATGATCTGCATTTACTACAAAAATCCCTTGGCGAATTAGATAAAGTAATTTTATTTATTATTATATTTTCACTCTCATGGATACCTCTCGGGCATTTAAAATAGTATCCTGTATTTGATCCATATGATATAAAACTAGGATCAACATTATTTAATTCATAGTCAAACCTATCTAACAAATCTTCTCTATTATTTTCTATGCACCAGGCATAAAAACTTTTTACAACTTTCATTTGATACCTCCATTTGTTACTTTATTTTTATATATTCATTCATAGCATTTCTTAATTGAGGTGTGTCATTAAATAAATATACATTACGATTTGGGTTATATTTATCCACATCTAATTTGATTAATCTAAATCCTTTACTCATTAAGAAAGTTGCCATTATTTGATTTCTAATTACATACATTTGATACATCTCACTTTATAAAATTAGAGAGTGGATATTTCACCACTCTCTTTTTTTGTTTAAACTAGATTAGGACGCAGTATCCGCCTCTGTCAAATCATACAGACGCAATACCCACATTTGACCCACTTTACCAGCGGCTTGTGACGCCAGTGCCTCGATACTAACGCTCTGAACCGCAGGAGTGTCACCGAAGCTGAAATCGAAGGCTCCCCCGATTCTCCCGGCAGGACAATAAATCTGCGCAGGAACATCGGCTTGGGTACTAAGATCGGTCATATAGCAGTCCACAAAAACTTCGCCAGTAAATGAGAAATTACTATTATTATTCTCTAATTCTTTGTAACTCTCAAATGTCGGATAGTAATCAACAATAACCGTGTCACCCTCAGCGAATTTTCCGGTAGGTAGAGTGATCACGCCTGTTGCGGCTGCATATGAAAACTCTGTTGCAGAAGCTGTTCCAGCTTGAGCGTATGCATTAGCATTGTCGGGATCACCAGTGTCATCTTCTGGATAAATCCAAAGAATTTCTTTACCAGTTTCACCACTTGCGAGGTATGTAGTTGTACAACTTGTGCCTCCAGTACCCGCCGTAAGATATTCACGGAGTTTAATACTAGTTCCATTTGTAACCGCTTTGAGTGTACCTCCAGTCTGTGTTTCCAACACACCAACACTAATAACACCACTCTCAAAATTTAAGGTTGATGTTTTAGTAGTATCATAACCGGCCAATCTGGAGCCGTCCTGCCCTTCAAGCCAGACAATTTCTTGCCCTTGAGCAAGAGAACCTGACTTAATTTCAACTATGGTACATTTATGTTTCTTGGTTTTGATATCATTAATAATAACTCGTTTGATTTTCTTTAGACCATATTTCATAAGAATGTAGCCTCCTATTACAAAAAAATAAAACTTGAATCTATTCGATCCAAGTTAGTTCCTTCTTATTAACTTTTTTTATATCAACTGTTCCAGCATATGCTCCAGACATAAGTTGATCATAATGTATTTTCTTTATTTTAACTTTGCTAGTTTTTAGTAATTGATACATGTGATATTGACCAATAGTTATATAATTTACTGAACTACCAATACAACATACTATATCAATAGAAGTTGATATATAATTATATTCTTCATCATCTTTCTTATACTTACTACGTCTTTCTAATTCCTCTCTAGTGTCCTCAATGAGCATTTTTCTAAACATCTCATTTGCGGGACGAATCTTATAAGATTCGTCAATCATATTAATTTGCTTTATGAATTCTGACATTCTGTTAAACATATCTTTAGTCAAATAATATTCATAATAACCAGTATCACTATTATATGAATTCTCATCTAACAACACATACTGTTCATCTTGACTAAAATAAACCAAATTAAAATCATGATTGCCAACTAAAAAAAACTTTAATGCATTCTTAATATTAGTAAGCGGATCATAACCAATAGCATCAAACGCTTCTTTATTTTCATTATATACTTTGATAACATTTTGCCACTTTATAACAAACACATCAAACGCACATAAATCTTGATAATTCAGCCCCATATCATCTAGTTCAACCATGCTCTGATACGGATCGCACATAATAGTGCTTACATAACTCCAATACGTTTCTTCGCAGTCAAACCCATTACCAAGTGACCAATAATCTTCAACTGTAGGATGATGAACATACACATTGTCAGATAATTTTAAGTCTTTGCCACTAGATAGAAAACCTTTATTAAAAATTATTTTACTTTTATTATTCTTGATATTCATAACTCTAATCTATTGAAATTAGTCACAACAAATGCAGTTGATGTACCGTTATAGTGATCATTAACCTTAATTAAATTATTACTCTTTAATTCAAGATATCCTATCCCGAAGCTTTCATTACCATTGAACATCTCATCAATCTCACCCTGAATATAATCCACCACGCAATAACCATCGCCAGTTTGTTGTTTACTATCATGTGCAAATACATTAAATACAACATAAACATCTTTATAAGTCTTGTCATATACTTTTGGTGAAAACACATCAATAGTAATATAAACTCTCGTTACCCCATCATTTATATTTGTAACGTTATGAGTAGGGAAGATGTTATTCCAGATTAATTCATACGGATCATCAGACTTAGTTGAATCAATAGCATTTACTATATTAGAATTACCAATAAGAAGCTGCATTATCTTTTTTTTGTAAGGCATAAACTGTTTAAGAAATGTTTTCAATCTATATATTTCACCTCACCTAAGTCTATTTAGTATAATGCTTTAATTGGTATAGTAATGCTATTTGTCAATGGAGTATCAGGCGGCTCTGGGTCTTCTGGATCAACATACTCAGTCAGTGTTAATATAAGCGTTGTGTTAATAAGCAAATCATCATCAGCCGCAGTAATCTTAATTGTTTTGTTTTGATTATCTATTATTGTAGTAAACTTACTAGTTGAGCCTGAACTATGATTAAGTGACCACACAGGTACTATATTGGTAAGTTCAGTCTCAATCCCATCTTCGTCAATTTCATAGAATCTGCCTATAAACGTCTTACTATATCCAACTGTTATTCCAAGCGTACCAGTATAGGTTATTCTAGCTTCGCCAGTATGAATAACAGGTAGTGTAAAGTAATCACATACGCCTAAGTCTTTTCTATCATTATCTGGCCTGTACTCATCTCTTTCAAGTGTCATAAATATAATTCCACCATAATATTCAACAACATCCATATTGCTGATCACATATGTATTAGGAAGTTCTATATTACTACGGTTGTCGATTATTAGCCTACGTCCTTCTCTTAACTTGCTGGTATATTCGTCAAAGGTTATCCTAAGTGATATTTTACCTTCAAGTGTTGGAAGAAGTTTGCTGTAATCAATATTACCAGTATTGGTAAGACCAATTGTTGAGAATATGGCTGGATAGGATAAGATTTCTCCTGTTGTTTCGTCTTGAAATTTTAAGGTGTAGTTGCATTGTGTCATTTTTCCTATACACTGATCAATGCTGTTTGTTCCACTTTCAGTAACTAACCAAGTTAAACTACCTCTAACTACGACATCCCCGGCACTGAATGTTTCGTCTGGAATTGAAGAAATATCTTTTACATTATCTTTAGATGTATCAATTATGATTAATGACTTTGAAGCACCATTGACGGTGACTGTTTCACAAGAAGGAGAATTAATAACCTTGTTTTTTATAGCGTTTTTTGTATTATTGATATTTCTATCTCTCTGAGTTGATCCGTTAATATTTAATCTAGTTTCATAAAATGTCCAATCAATACCACTTACATCTAACTCTGTATCTGCCATAATTAATTATTATTAATCCTCCTTTCTAAATAAATTTTGTGTTAATTTAGTGCTATATAGCTGTAAATACAACAGTATGCCAAGCGTCTGTAGTATGTTTACTACACGGTTTAGAACAGTAGTAATAGGTTGTGCCAATATAAAGCCACACATCACCAATAGGACAAACTGTGGCATACAACCCACCTTCAAACGCTACATTTTCAGTTGTTGCGTCACTTATTGAACTAGTTCCTTCGCCGCTGTGGGTTGCCGTAAACCCATCAAGTGTTGAAATTTTTTCAGCAATTAATTTAGCAGTATTTTTAGCGGCTGCAACATTACTGTCTGCATCCGTGCCTAAAGTAACTGTGATGACACCATTTGCGAATGCGGCAGACATTGCTTTATTTGCCCCTTCTGCAATTACAACAGCTACTTCATATTCGTTTGCTTCTGTACCTACGCTATCGTATGTTATTGTCACCTTCCCGTTGTCTCCAGACCCAATCTCTGCGGATGCTTTAACAGCGTTTACAGGAGTTTCTTCAGCAAACCATTTTGTTTGGAGTTCCAATTTATTCTTCACACTCCTTTATAAAATATTTCCCTTGTAATTTATTTATTATCTTAATTAATTTAAACACTTCTCTTTTGAATGTTTTAACATCGTCAAATTCGTTGTCTCTTAAATATTGTATAATTCCAAGTAATGAAATAAAACTTGGATCAGTCTCAAATTCTTTAATTAAACTCATACAACCAATTATCTCAACTTGCAAACTATCGAGATATACAGTGATTGTGCTTACATTATTTTCTTTCATAGGAAGAATCTTATATATTTTGTCTATCAGTAACGAAAGATAGTTATAAAACATTACATCTGAAATTTTACCATGTTCTACATTAATCATGATGTAGTTAAGTCCTCTATACTTCCATGCACATAAGAGTATTTGTTCATCATCGATTCAAATTCTCTATTTGCGTTTTTATAAGATTCTCTAGTTTCTTTAAGTAGATTGGCAGGAGAATATTGATTATAATCTTTTGTATTTAAAACATTTTTTAGATTCTCGTTAAAATTATATTTTGGTTTATACCACTCTGCTATCATTCCGTGAACAATAATGCTACTTTCTTCGTCTGGTAAATCAAAATTAAACGTTTTAAGTGTGTCATTCTTATCTGATAAATCATATTTGCAAATTCTTAGAAATCTATTACATGCTCTTTTTAGTAAGCCAAACAATAATGATTCTCTGTTTGATTGAGTGAGAGCAAGTAAATCCGTATCCGTAATTTGTTCAAGAAATTGATTATATATATCTGAATAAGGAGTAGCCATAATTTAGTATTGTTCAACTCCTTTTCATATTAAATGTTTGGTCTACTTAATTCACAATTAAGAAGTTTTTCAAGCGTCATAATAACACTCAGCGAATCTAACTGTCCTTTTTCAATTAAGTCATTTGCTCTTACTACAATATTAGACTTAGTACCTAATGACATATTAGGAATTCTCTTTTCTAACTCATCTGTAGGGAGTTTAAAAAGGTCATCAAGATTGTCTGGACACAATGAATTTTTATAATATTGTTTTACCTGTAAGAAATCCAAGATATCTTCAACTGAAAATATCTCGTCATATGTAGGATCGGTAAACCCAACAATTCTAACCCAAGGTCTTTCAAAAAACTTTCTTTGTGAATTTCGCATGATAAGTAATTCTTCTAAAGACATCGGAATTGGATTTCCATAATTATCCCAAGTTGTACGGAATCCAGTATTTCTAGAAATGTAATTTAATTCGTTGTGACAATTATTCGCTACTAGAACTTCTGTAGATAACGGAAGATTTCTTACCGAAACCTCTTTTTTCTTTTTTTCAAGAATAGAAACAATATCGTTTTGGCTAGTAGATTGCTCTGAGTTTAAGATTTTTTCTTTTTCAATATTCTGATTTACTGTTTCAGTATTCTTTTTAGCATTAGCTTCCCTTTGCGCCTTTGTATATCCCATGTTAAGTATGTTTCGTCCTTTCAATCAATAAATACGTGGGGAGAAACAGATGCCTCTCCCCACATTTACAATAATGTTATATTACAGATCGAGAATTCCGATCCTACCCAAAATTTGAATACCAACTCCGTACTCCTGCCCATAAAAATATTCCTTAGTCAAGTCAGCATTGTCGGTAGGATTACCATCATACAGCATGCCTTCACCAACATCGACCATCTTCACGAATTTTTCATTTCCAGCAATAACATAGAGCTTGGTATCATCGAGAATAAAGGTATCTAAACCTACATTGTGCCTCTGACGAGCAACAATCATGGGTGTGCCGTTAAACTTGCCATAATAACCCATGTTATACATATCTTCTTTAGCAGAATCAGAAATAACGGCAGAAGTAACGTTACGAAGAGCAGCCCTTGTGCCAAGAATAGTGGCTTTCGCACCCATAGCGGCCTCAACGTGATCGATAAGAGTGATTAAAGTATCTTCTGCATAAGAACCACTCTTGTAATATGTAGAGTTCATACCAGAGGTAGAAACCGTAATACCATTAAAAGCATTATAAATGTCGGTGTAAACCCTATTAATCATAGACTTACCAACGCGATCAACAAATGTATTAAAGTCAACCCTACCAGTGAGAAGACGATTCAGTTCCTCAAACACTTTGATTGCCTTAAGACTCTTCGGGACAGTTACGTACCCGCCGACATTCAATCTCTGCCTACGAACCGACATATTACCATGCCCAATTTCAGAGACAAGGAACAGTGAATTGTCTTCTGTCCAGAAGCGGGTATCATCACCGAGGGCTTCATTGCGATAATCGACAAAATTCATGAAAAACTCGTCACCATTAAGACCCTCCTGAATGATAACAGGGACGATTTCCTCAATAATATCATAGAGTTCAGGATGTCTACGGAAAGACTTAACAGAAATTTCAGTAGAACCATTATTGGCTTCTATAAAAGCCTGACGAAGAGCTTCTGAGGTGTCGCCCTTAGAATAATTGCCAAGGACTCTATTTCTTGTAGCATCAATAGCTAACTTGATAACATTTGCTTTATCCATAATTATATTATCTCTCCTTTCTTTATTAAATTGTTATTAGACAACCTGAATAACAATGTAGTCGCCTTCGATGCGGATAACAGTACCAATCTGAGTAGACTGGCTCGTAGGAGTAGTAACCAGTTTGAGTTTTGTGTCCTGCTGAAGTTCAACAATCTGATCAGCGGCAGGAGCAGTACCAGTAACAGGAGTAACTGCATCCGAAGTAACAGAGAACATATCCCCAGAATGTAGCTTGTAGCCACGAACAACAGCACCAGCAGGATTACGGAATTCATTCAGATTCTTCATTCTCTCATCGGCCATAACTTCGGGTTCTGCAACAATAGCAATTGAGCCAATCGCACTATTTGCGGCAGGAGTACCAGCAATAAAAACATCTCTTTCATTGGTGTCAAGATCGCCGAGAAGAACTACATTGCCATTCTCAATAGGAGTATCAGTGCCAGAAGGGGAGTATTTTAAGTTAACAATACCAGCCGGATTCTTTGTAGCCCACATTAAATCCGAGCGAAAAATTGCATATGCCATCTATGTATTACCTCTTTCCTTTATAAATTTAGTTTTAGTTTTAGTTTTGTTTTTGGATAACTTTTTCAATTAGACCACCATATGGATCGCTAGATGTCGGTGTACTATCAATATTTATTTTAATTGTATTTTGCTTTTTTGCGTTGAAACTGAAATTTATTTGTGTTTTACCAAGAATAGTGAAACATTTCTCCTGTAATTCATCTAAGTCATATTCTTTTGAATTAGTCTTGAGTGTTTCGTATTCTTCGTTTCCGCTTAATTTCTTATCAAATTCACTAAAGATTTCTTCCTCTGCTTCTTTTCTTTCCGCTTCAATCTTATCAGATTTGAACTTACGGAGAGATTTAAACTCATCTTCTGGATATTTCTCTTTGTATGCTTCAAAGTCTGATTTGAGTTGGGCGTAATCTCCGCGTTCTGCTTCTAATGCATCCTTTTCTTCCTTTGTTAGCCACATAATAAACATTTCTTCAAATTCACTAGTAAGAGTTGCGGTTAAATTTTTTTCATCAAAAGAATAGGAAAAGCGTCCATAATTCGATTCATAATCACCATTTGCAGACCAATGAGAACGCTGGACGTATACATATGTGTCATTAAAATCTTCGATCCAGTAATAAATCTCATCAACAATGTTCCCTTCAGCATCTCTGGTAATTTCTGAATCTAATACATTACTAAGTGCTTCTCGCTTTTGTCTATATGTAGCTGAAAAACTCAAATCTTTTGCATTGTTATCATCATCATTGTTATTGTCAGTATCAGAATCAGAATCATTATTATCAAACTCATTCAATTTTGCTTCTAGTTCTTCCAATGACAATTCTTCAATACTAAAACTAAGTTGTTCAACCGTTAGACCATATTTAGCTATTAATTCTAACTTCTCATCCAAATTCTTCTTTACCTCCTTTTCATTTGAGAATTGATTTTTTATTAATTCTTCTTGTAATTCAGACATCAAGGCTAATAATTTATCTTTACTGTTTGTAAACGAATCAGTAGTTGCTAATGCATTTAACATTCCAGTGCCGATATTATTACCTAACAATGTAATACCTTTGTATCTATAATCAGTTATCTTATAAACTTTATTTTTTCCATCATAAGAAAAACTGTCAACGATTATCTCCATGCTAAGTTTTATTTTTTCGTCTCGTTCAATAATTTGTTCAGCATAGTTTGAATATTCACGCCACACATAACAATCAGTAAAAACATAATTGCGCCCGTCAAACTCAGCCACTTCATACGCATTGCTCTCTGGAATCACACCGATTGGTTGCTCGTCGTAAATTATTCGATACTCTCCATCATTAAATTTGTCTTCCTCAATATGCATATCATGTGATCCAAACTGCGGTTCACCGTTTTCATCCACAATAACATGGGCTAACAAAGGTATATTTTTAATGCTATCTTTTGCTTTATTCATGTCATCAACTGTAAATGAACTACCATTTGGGTTCGTACCATCATGACACACACGTAAACGTAACTTTATAAAACGTTCTGAATCAAAAGAAGTATCAATCTCATACGTAGTTGCTAAAGAAATATTTTTTAATTCTTCTGCCATCTTTTATCACCGCCTTTCAAGACAAAATAAAAAGACCTTGTTTTCAGTCTTTACAAAATTAATGTATTTGTCAAAACACACTTTTTACATAATTCAAAATTAGGTGTTTTATTATTTTCAAATACATACATTCCATTATTATTTTTCTCAATAAGGCGATAACCAGCTTTAATTAGTTTGTCTACTTCACACTCGTCTTGGACGTATATAAATTTATCCTGCAAGTTTATCACCTTCTTTTTCTACTATTCTTTTCCAGCCATTATATGGACGTATATTATCTAGTTTTATTCTACTCCAAAGATATCCCTTAACACTTTTCTTTCTGTTATTTAAACAAGCAGAGAGATTGCTACTAGCAATATTTAATTCATTACAAGCTTCGCTGGCAGTAGAAAATTCTCTTAAATAATTTCCATTCAAATCATACATATAAACTTTTGCATTAATATAATTAGTTGGGATACAATCAATATATGACCACAAAAATCCGTGAGTTTGATTTAATTTTCCATTACAGACACTCGAAATTAAAGAAGGGCAAATATTATTAGTAATTCCTGCTTCTTTAATTGAACTAAATGTATTTAATAATATTCCATCTAAATTATATTGTTTTACTGCCTTAAACGCAGGCTTATATGTATTAGGAATATTCCCATAATAACTCCATATGTATCCACCTGCACTTTGAAGTCTTCCAGCACAATTTGCGGTTATATTGCTTCTTTCCACATTAGTAGTAAATGATGCCTGATTTATCGAATCATATGTATTTACTAATTTTCCCATCAAAGTATATTGACAAACTTTACGTTCTCTATGTTTAGATGAATCACCACCGAACGTCATATTGTAACCATTAGGCACTATAGAATTATAGATATTAATATATTTAATTTCATAATTATTAATTTCTTCTACCATACGATCTAGTGATTCTGATTCATATTTACACACCTCTGAAATAGAAAAATTTACTTTTCCATATTTATTTATAGCTTTATATAAAACGATATGTTTTTTATCTTTTCTATTTTTAGTATATAAATGCTCTTCAAATCTTGTTTGAATATCTCTAATTGTTTGTCCTATATACTGCTTTCCATTCACTTTATTGGTAATACAATATATATAACCCTCATACATACCAGTTTCTTTATTATAACTCATTGAATACAACTCCTTCTGCAAAATATCAAAACAGATAAGTAACTTTGTCGGTTTCCCACTGTTTTAAGTTTCTATCAATTGTTTCATCTCGTTCAAATATGAAGACCAGAAAACCTTTAGCTTTCTGGTCACAATCAATTCTTACTATTTTAGAACCATGCTCAATTAAATAATTTGCTAATCTTTTGCCTTTACAGACAAACAAATATTATACAACTCCTTCTATCTATCGTTTCCATTGGTATCTCTTGTAATTTGCCCCTTATCATCAACGGTTTCTTGTTGTGGTCTTCCGCCTTCATTATCTGGAGACATTGTACTAGATGACAATAGTGGCTGACCGCAAATAGTATCTCTCATTTTCAAGATATCATTTTCTAACATGCCCATTGCCAACATGTCTTGTGGGCTATATCCAAGAATTGCATTTAAAGCAGTTTTTACTGGTAATCCACTATTTCCACCTTTTAAGTACATATCAAACATTTCTGTCTGATTAAATCTTGTTACATCTAAAATTTGTATTTTAAATTTGTACTTAGCATCTAGATTTTTAAGTTTTCTATTAATCCATCTTTCTATTTGTCGGATAACAGCACTAGAAACATCTATATCTGCCCGTATTGACTGTACCAAACCAGTTGAACCAGCAGATGTATTATTAAAGATAAGAGATGACACCCCAGCACTATTCCAAACTTCAGCGGTAGCCTGTGCTACAGCATCTTTTTCAGCGGCAGAAGTATTTGCAAATGTGAACGCCTCTATTTTCATCGGGCTGAGTGATAATCCAATGCCATCTGGCACAGCTTTTTCTAAAAGATGATAATATTTTAAAGCTAATGGCTCTTCTAATAATAATTCTCCTTCTGGATTTGTAGGAATAATACAATTCAAAATTTTGTAATTGTCATTTTGGTTTTCAACTTTTTTAAGTAATTTATAATCCTGAAGATCATATATTGCTTCAAGTACGCCAACAAAAGGTGGTATAAGATAATCTAAATCTTCATTTGCCTTAATACATATAGTTTTTTTACTATCTAGTTCTTGCCATTTTAATTCTGAATTTCCCTTTGTACCGTTATGTCCAGCATACAGTCGATATTTTTCTATAAACTCTTCACCATAAGATTCAAGTTTATCTTTTTTTAAATTAAAATAAGAAAAATCAAATGCAAAATTATAACATCCATCTTCAACGCTGGATATTTGGCAATAATCTGGATTCAATTTGCGAATATAATATGATTCTTCAGTTGAGTATTCATATCCGTAAAAAACATCTTCACGATAAACAGTATTCAGAACTTTAACCATTTCATGTTTCAAGTTCATATTTTCAACCATGTTTAAAACTTTTTTATATTGTATTAAAAATGTTTTTTCGTTAACTTTATCAAATTGAAGAGGAATAATAATATATTGCAACAAGTATAATCGTGCAAAATACTGAACTAAACGTTTAAAATGACTAGATGCATTGTATAGGAATATACATGCATTTCTTAAATTTTTCTCATTCTTATCCGGTGATTCAAGATAATCAATAATATTTTCTTTAGTGAATTTCTTAAAGAATAGTGTGTCTTTATTATTTTTTCTTAAATCTTGTAAAGTTAATTTTGCTAGTTGTGCAAAATTATTGAGATGAGAAAAATCATACTGTTTTGGTGCTACTTTTGTTTCTTCATCTGGCAATATTTTCACCACCCCTCATTTATCTAATTTTTGGTTGACGAAACTGAAAATCGAAATCACTAAGTTTATCTTTTGGTTTATCAATTACTTGATTTCTTCGTAAAATAGCTAAATACCAACAAAGAAGACCGTACACAAAGGCACGGTCATCAAACATTATATTTCTTTTATCTGGAGGGAAATTATAAGAGACATTTCCCTTATCCGTATATTTACACATTGTTATTATTTCACTTTTCATCAACTCTATTTGTAATAAAGCGTTTTGTTCATCATCTGTTAACTGATAAGTATTTTCATTGCCTTCATTATCTATTGTTATAATATAGTCTTTACCATCAATATCTGCCGGAAATGTTACTACTCCTAACTTTGTCATCTTTTCAGCAGCATCAAAAATATCATTTCTATTACTCTTTGGATCAACTAAGGTCATAATATCTAATGCATTTGGAAATGTTTTAGATGAAACTTCATTGGCCTTATGCGACCTATCAATAATTCCCTTATGTGTTTTCCCATCTTTACCATTCCATTCTTCTAGTAAGTAGTCTGAAACACCACCAATCATTTGACCGCCAGCTCCTGCATCGGCAACAATTCGCTTTATATTTTCATAATCAAGTTTCTTTTTTTCGCTTGCATTATAATCAAGTAATATTGACTTAAATTGTTTCACCTGTTCTGGCATTATCATCTGTATTTTTTTCTTTGATCTAATATCAACAAGACTAATTATATTACATATATGCATTATCCAACCGCGTTCTGGATCGTCTTGCAACTCAGCAATGCCTATTACACTATTGTCATTTATTCTAGCACAGTCCCAAACTATCAAAAACAATTTATTACCAGTATCATTACATAGGAGTGGTGGACATTTAATTTCGTGTTGCATTATCTCCCTGCGTGTTAATATCTGGCCTTCATGACTATCTGCTGAAAACTTATTATACAACTCTCTAAGCGCCTTATCTCTATTATCTTCCATAGCTTTATCAACTTTGTCTTTACTTATGAGTGGAGGATAAGGATCACCATTATAAGTTGCATTCATTACAACATCTACGTTAAAATCGCAAACAAAATATTTTGGATCACCCATCAACATTCTTTCGGAAAATTGTCTGTATTTCTTGTAAAACCCAGAATCAGTATCAGACGCAGAAGAAGCATATAATAATTGTCGTGGAAATCCCTTTGGTTCAATCCCTATATCAATGCCTCCGCCAAGTTTAAAGTTTTCGTCTTGGTTGACAAACTGTTCGGTCTGAATAAATAACTCATCTGAGAACCAACCCGCCTCATCATAACATACAAGTGATGCTCTCTTACCTTTAATATTAATGATGTCACTATTTAAAGTATATATTTCTGAGTTATTAAACAACTCACACTTAAATGATGCTGGATTATGAATAAACCCATCGGAAGTCGGGCTATTTATCCTTAATTCATTAAAGAAAACATCAGTACTTCCAACAAAAGACTCAATTTCTCTTTTAGCAATCTTCTCCATCTTCTTAAAGGATTCTTTTGCTTGATCACCGCTGTTACCAATATAGTATGTAACGTGATAAGGAATAAGCAAACTTCTAGCCATTGGGTATATTGCTAATTTTGTAGATTTCCCAGCGTTACGACTTTCTAGCCATAGATTAAAATCTCTTGTCCAAGAATTGTATATAGCATATTTCTGAATATCTAGTAATTCAATCCCCATAAATCTAGAAATAAACTTTATTGGATCACTTCTGCCCCACTGAATTACTTTACAATATTTGTCGTAAGTCTCAAGTTTGCGCTGTGATATTTCTTTTTGAGAAGGCTTATTATAAATAGTAATCATTCCTATTTATCACCTTCTATTTGTTGCTTTAGTTCTTTGTTTTCTATCTTTATTAATCTTAAAGATTCTTCTAGTTTTTCTTTTTCTTTAAATAACAATTGCAGTTCTTCTCTTTGTTTGGCTACCATTCTAGCATAATCGTCTGTTTGATAGTTTAGCTGTTCAAATAAACTTTTATTGCTAATATCTGAAATGTTTTTAAATGTTTCGCACATCTTTATGTTAAATATGTTTGTTTTAATTTCTTCAAAACCATTTTCAGCCATTTCCTTCATAATGTTAGTTAATGTATTTGCACCCTTGCCTGATTTACCGCTTGTCTTAGCCGCAATGCCATTTTCGTTTGCAATCTTTGTTATAGTATTAGTGAGGTTGTTTTTTATTTCAGTTAATGGTTTTATAATGTCTTTATCTATAATTTTTTTCTTAAATTCTGCGTTAATTAATTTGTCTGTGTTCTCAACTTGAAGTATTGTTTTTACCATTAATATGACGTTTTGTATTTTATGCTGATCTTCTATAATATCGTCTGTTAAATAATCAGCAAGCGTATTATAAAGGAACTTTCTGTTTTCATCTGTATACGACTCATCATCAAAACAATCATATCCAATTGATTCTAATACATATCTTTTATTCTTATAATCAGAAGCCTTCCAATTTGCTTCCTTGTCATCTCTTATTTCAGTGGTGTCTTTTAACCAGCCGTTTAGCTGATTGACATTTATTAAATATGTAATGAAATTTTTCGCTTTATATTGTGACAGATTTATGTGCTTCAAATAATTACCAAGTGAGAAATTTGCATTATCCTTAACTTGTTCATATAGTTCTTCAGAAAAAAATACATCCAAATGGCAACAAATAAGCATCAGAGCAAGTTTTTCGTCTTTGTATTTAACTTTGTAATTCTCAAATAATTCATTAGAACAGTCACTGCAAATGCAAGCGAAAAGTTCATTTGACACAAACAACGGGCTAGTTTTAGACATAAAGAAAAACCCTTTTGGGTCACTCTTTGTTTTACCGCATCTGGTACATTTATAAACAGCAGGATTTTCACTATTTATATCCTGTTGGCGTTTGCTGTTTGGTGATTTAGGTTTTGGCTTATTTGTAGAACCTTTTGGTCTTCCGGCTATAAATAGCACTCCTTTCACTGGTTAATTAAATAGGGCAGGGGAGATGTAATTGCCCCTGCCCACGCTAGTTTATTTACCATTAATAAGAATCTTTTTCTTTTCCGGTTTGTCTAAATACAAGTCAACAAATGTTATCCCGTTCTTCGTAAACGTTTTGATTTCTTTAATATCGTTCATGACCGTTTTAGCAATTGGTAATTTTAGAGTCGTGTCATACCACTGTCCCTCAAGTTCAGATTTACCAAAAAGTTTAATACCATAGTCAGTTAGTTCAACACAAACGTCTTTTTCGTCCACACCAAGCGTCTTAGCTGTACAACGATATCCATAGTCTTTTTCTCGCCAAAATGTAGGCATTAAATCACGAATACCATTTGTGTTGTAAATAACATATGGTTTTCCAAAAAGTGAAAATTCATCAAAAAATGTTTCAAATAAATCGCTCATAAAATAAAACCTCCTAAATAATTAAAATTAATTAAACACCAATGATACATATTCAGCAGGGAAGGGAAGTAGTTATCTTCCCATCCCATGCTACTTCTATAAGTCTCGCTTTTTTATAATTTAGGTGGAGAAGCACCAATATAGATTTGTGTTAGTCGGTTAAACCAACCCAATTATCATCTTTGTCATCATCATCATGGTTGCCAAAGAATCTACGATCAAAATTAGCCTTATTTACTTTAGTTTCTTCATCGTCCTCATCATCGTCTTTCTCTTCCTCTTCTGGGTACTTCGCTGCTACAGTATTAATAATACAACCGATAAAATCATCAAAGACACTAACGATTTTTTGAAGTTCACACTCGGCACAACAACCTAAGATGTTTTCTGAGGACAGGCTGGTTTCTTTTCCTTCGGTATCTACATATGTAAAAATTACTTTTGGATAATTCATATATTATTGTTCTCCTATTTAATTAAGTTTCAAATTTTCTTCCGATACCTTGCCTTTACCTTCTTCAATACCAAGAATAGTAGCTCCTGCATTAGACAGTTTTGAAATTGAAAACGAGAAAGGATCAACACCTACTATACTAGGTACATTGACAGTATCACTACATAATCCAACTGCCTCAGATTTTGAATGATGCAAATGACCAGCCGATAATATATGTATTGTGGTATTATATTTCTTTGTAAAATCCTTTATTGCTTGCTCAAGATTTTTTATTTCTCCGTGAAAACCTAAGAAATTAAAACCGCATATATTTTTAAAAATCATACCAGTAGGATTGCATACAAATTTAAAATTAGGATTATTTTGTAGTCTTGCTTGAATAAGTTCTTTCACAAACAAACTTGTATTTTCTTTTTCAAAAGTACCTTTAGGCTGGTCAAGTAAGCGCAGTTGAGTATGATTAGCATCTTCAACCATTTGATATTCAATAGCAGTATATTCAGATAACTTGTTTAGCCAATTACTGATAAAATTAGCAAAGTAAATTGTACCTTCAATTACTCCGTATCTAAGTTTCATTAATTGAGATACACGTAAGATTCCATCGCTGAAATCCCCAAATTCAAAAACATTAAGGTGAGTTATTTGAAACTGTCTTATATAATCCACAACTTTATTAAGTAAATCCCACATACGAGATTCAAATATTTCTGGATTATATTTACTTAATGTTTCTCCAAATAATCCTTTAATTTCAAAATCAACACCAAAATGAGCATCACCGAAGAGAAGTGAATATTCGCGTTTGTTATGTATGACCGGAATTACATCGGGTATGTCAAGCTGTTTAAGATTATTGACAGCCTCAATTATTTTTTCAAGAATCAGTTCATCTCTAGCGTTCTCTCTAAGCCATCTATTATTTTCAAGTTTCTCAGCTTGAATTTTATATCTTTCTTTTTGAATAGCCCTTAACTGATCGCTTGCAGTAATTGGTTCTGAAGGAGGAACTAAATTCCAACCAGCATCAAGATATTCGTAGAGGATTTTAGACCCTTTAGACACGGTATCTCTATGTTCTCCTAGTCCCCTGAATTCTGCTACGTCCTGCCACTCTATATCTGAATTAATTTGTTTTTCTTTGAGTAGGTCTAATTGTCGTTTAAGAAACTCGTCTCTATTCGTGTTCTTATTTCATTCCCCTCATTGTTTATTTAAACTTAATTTGTCTCTAAATTGCTTGAGTAGTGCTAAGTTACTTTTTGATTCAATCATATAATAGGTTTTCCCATTGCCGACACCCCGGCTTTTCTTTCTGCGTGAAGCCATATGTATTTGCTGATCTTTACTAGTTGTATGTTCTCTTATAAAATTGGCTTCAGCTTGCGATATCTGTATTATGTATTTCTTCAGTCCTTTACTATTATAATTCTGTAATATGAAGTGAGCAGTTTAACCTATATTTTTGTAGATTTGGTTACTTGCTCTCCATAATTGTCTGCTAAATTTAGTAAAAAACAGAATGATTTATATTAAACCCGTTGTGGCACAATGACTTAAATGGTTTTGCCTTTTAAAAACATAGCGTTACATAGTCATTTATTTCTAAATTTCTGAACTCTAATTCTTGATAACTCTTTATCTTTAACATGTTGACATTCATTGCATCTGGTCTTTGTCATATTACGAGCGTCAACTTCAACTTCTTTGAAGCAATCAACACATAATATTATTTTTACTTTAATTTTCTTCCTTTTAATACAAACATCACAATATGGTGTTTCCTTTGAATTTGATTTAAACCTACTACCACATTTTTTGCATATTTTATCTAATCCTACTATGTTTGTTTTTAAGTTATCTAAAATAATATCTCCATAACAATACCATAATGACTCTTTTGCCTTATTTTTGTTTTCATGAAATAATTCTTTGACAAGCATATCGCATATTTCAACGTCAGAATACTTAAATTCACTTAGAGTATCCTTTAAAACCTTAATTAAGTATTTATGAACATCGTATTTTGAATCGCTTATACTTAATTTATAACAATAAACTTTATTAAATTCATAATATTTATCAATCACATTGCTGTCAATTTTAATTTCTGGATTTGACATTAAAAGTTTGTAATCTATTCTACCAAAGTTAGAAAGATTGAATTTTAACCTAAAATCTTTAAACAAATAGAAAAGTCTGTTTACTACAGTATTGTAATCATCTTTTCTATTTAACTTATTTACTGCCGTTGATTTCTTATCTTTCGCATATTTAAAAAAGTGTGGCAGTTTTAGATTTTGGTACTCTTTGATTATTGAGTCTATATGTTCTGGTCTTTTAGGCTTATATAATGTTTTTGCATAATCAATAACATAATTATTTTCCATGCAAAGTATTTTAATTATACTTAAATCATCAATACAAAAATCATCTTTATTCCATATTTTAGTAATTGTATTGCTGATTTCTCCTATATTACCACCAGTATACGCAGCATATAAACCATTATATAATTCTTCATCGTTAAAGATTACTGGATTTGATTTCTTCATGTCATAACATAACGGAACAATATCATACATTTTTATGTGTCTATCCGCAACTCTGATTAATGTCTCATCAGCGACAACAAGGCTTTTATCTCCATCACAATCAAACATCATTATTTTACTCATAATGTCGTGACAACCAACATAAAGCGCATCTGTGCAAAACCATTCCGATATTTCTTTTGTAATTTTATTTTTTCTAATAACATGTTCCGTCATCAAATGAGGCGCACGAAGACAATCAAGTTTATCAACAGTTGGATATAGCCTACATGATACTTCACCGTTGCTTATTAGTCCATCTGGATTCTTCTTGTCTAAAAATAAATACTCACAAATTGCATATATATCAGGAATTATAAATGTATATTTGCCTTTAATATCAAGTTTACCTGACCTATATTTCTTTATAATGCTTGCTTTTATTTTCTTTAATACATCTTTTATGTATGAATCAGTAAACAACTCTGGATATAATTTAAGCGATTCCTGAAGAGGCGTCTTTTGTTCACATTCATCATTAATACCAAATACGCTCAACATAGAATCTAATGATGTACATAAATTGCTTATCTTATTTATAGAATATTCAGATATTTTAAGTAATTCCTCATTAGTCATTGTATTTAACGTTTGGAGCATCTGATAATTAATGGAAGCATTTTTTATATAATTATCCTCAACATTACAATATCCAGCCTGACACCTATATTTAGTGAAACATTTCTTATATTCGTCCCAAGACTTATAATATTTATACATTTTAAATTGACTTTTAGTAAAGATAATTTGAATATCTTCTTCAATTATGTCATGTGCTTTACCATAAATGTCTTTAATAATTTTATTTCCGTTTTTCTTTTTAATAAATTTGCGAAAATCACATACTGCTAATAGTCCTTTAATCCAAGGAAGCCTAATCATAAAATTCTTTTTACTTACACTTGGAAGACATAAACCACATCCATCTGTATGAACAATTGGAATATCCATATTTTTTCTAGTTATTTCATATGTAATATCATCAATGAAATCAACAGTGCTATTAATGGTTGTTTCAAGATCATCTACAACAATACATTTATTGATATCAAAACCTTCAAATACGTCTGTGGCACTGTTAAGCAAAGCAAGATATGCCATAAATTTGTTTACATTAACGCCTCCACACTCATTAATCCTCTCATATGTCAGTCCACACATTAATGTTTTACAGTGTTTTTCCCATAGTGACTCCTTAATGAATACAGCTTTTTTTGTACGTATTTGTCCGGCAGAACTAGTAAAATATTTATATTTTTCTCCGTTATAAGCAAATCCATTGCAAATCATATCGTGAAGAACATCATAATAATAAGCTCTTACAACTATTATTTCATCAGAAAGTTGGTTAGTATCAATATTTAGTGTTCTTGTTAGAGTTGACTCAAATACAGATATCACATTATATTTAGATATATATTTAGGATTTAGAACTCTAATAGATGTATTCGCCTTGAATAATTCATATAATTTATTTTTTACTTCTGTTTTTCGTCTACAAATTTGAAGATAGCCATTTTTATCCGCACCAACTAATTCTTTATATTTTCTACCGTTAAGATAAATCTCCTTTTCTTTGTTTATTTCAATTATTTGTTTGTGTAAACTCAATTCTTCTTCAGTAAAGAAAGCTGTTGTATCTAAACTGTATATATGTACTTGCTTGTCGAGAGCTATATTATACAACCCCCTCACATTTATTTAATAGAGGTTTTATAATATTTCCTAATTGGCTATCTAAGTATTCGTAATATTCAACGTATGATACTGCTTTTTTACTAAATATATATGGTATTCTATAAAATGTTATATTGTTTTTTAAACAATATTGATTTTTAAGAATATCCCTTTCTCTTGCCTTAACCCTACGTTCCTGTTTATGATTATACCAATGTTCACAATCATCAATTTCAAATAAACAATAAAGTTCTTTATTATTATTATTTTTAAATATAGCAAAATCAAATCTAAGCAATTCATTATTTTCACCATATAAATTATCAAATTTATATTGAATATCAAAACTAATATTATGATTGGTTAAATAATCAAAAACAGTTTTCTCACTAAAAGGTAGATTGCATACCGGACACCACCTGCCCTTTTTAATATTAAAAGGTAATATGTCCCAAACATAATTATGTTCTTTACAGAGAACTTTAACATATTTATCCTGACTTATATATGTACTAAGTAGTTCTCCTTTTTTTGATTTAATAATTTCTACTATTTCATCTTCAAAATTACCCTTTCTACCGCAGCAATATGGACACCAATGAGAACCACTATATAGAGAATCCGCTGTACTATAAAAAACAGGATGGTCTATGTTTGCACATTTAAACTGATATGTATCCTTTGCTGTAGTCCACTCACTATTTAATAATGTGCCACCTCTGGACTCACAATAATCTTTTAGTCTTTGATAATAGTATTCTTTACCTTTATTTTCTTTTGCCGCGCTACTTTTTCTTTTATTGATACTCTGGCACTCTTTACACGGTAAAAAATATGGTTTACAAATATTTTTTGCATTAATTGTCTTATATGTGTCTCCATGAAATTCACAGTGATATACTATATTAATTTGTTTATTTCCGCCGTTGTATTCACTTAATAGATCAACTTTATTTCCATGATATTCATATACTTTGTTTTTGAACCACTTGTGATCATAAGTTTTGTTAGCTATTGATGTCAACCACCTTTATTATAATAAAATTATACATTTTTAATTCCACTCCTTAATAAATTCATTATACGAATCAAAATACTCTTTCCTGAATTCATATCTATTTTGTTCAATTATGTAATCAATATCAATGTCCAACGGATCAAAATCACTACAACTAAAATTATTCATTTCTATATCACATCTTTCTTGTTCAGTTAACGTTTCTTCGCACTGGTCTTGCCAGT